AGAACGAAGATGACTTCGTGAAGAACATGGTCACTGTTCGCGTAGAGGAGAGACTGCTTGAGGCTGTTCGTCTTCCGGGCGGATTCGCTAAAGTCTTCACGGCTTAAGTAATTGTGGGGGCACTTCGGTGTCCCCTTCTGAAAGGCGGTGAGAACATGCTGAAAATTTACAAAATGCCGAACGGGCATGAATACCAGTACGAAGAAGGCACGCAGCCTGAAGGTGCTGTAGAAGTCAAAAAGGCGGTCGAGCCGTCTGACAAAGCTGTGAAACCGGCGAATAAAGCACGCAAGGCGGTGAAGTCAAAATGAGTCTTCTGACAACATGGGGTTATTCACTGACGGATGTCGATACCATTCCGGATATGATGACCCTTGAAGAATATAAGACCATGACAGGGCGGAACGATGATTCCGCAAGGGTTGGGGCAGAGATAACTGCCGCCTGCTCGGCTATCCGCAATTTTGTTGGGTGGCATCTGGCGCCATCACTTGCGTGTGAGTTGATGACGATCGGTTCCGACAGGCGCATCACTCGCACACACGGCGATCTGATGATTCAGCTTCCGGCACGATATGTCACGGAAGTTACATCCGTCACGGTTGGAGGCGTGGAATATGGTTCATATTTCGCAGATTCAAACGGGATTCTTCGTGTATTCAACGTTCCGTTCGTCAATCGTGATGACATGATCATCGTGGAATATGTAGCAGGCATATCTGATGCAATGATCGCACCGATCAAGGAGCTGATCGCACATAGGGTCACGCACGCAATTGCTGTCCCTGCCGGAATTACTTCCGAAGCATCGGGCGGTGTTTCCGTCACATACAATGCAACATGGATCAATAACTCACGTGCGACTGCACTGGCAGGAGATAACAAGGAACTGCTTGTTCCGTACAAGGTTCAGGGGGTGTACTGATGGCTGTTCAATCTTTTTGGAGGCAGACAATCACACGACTGCGTCCGGCAGAAAAGACAGTGCGAGGCTCGACAATCTATGATTGGAGCGACCCTGACGAACTGGACATCCCGGAATGCTCCGTGCAACCGTCAAGCACGAGCCTGTCACAGGATGGCCGTGTGCTTGGCGTGACTGACGGCCTGACGGTATATGCTCCGGAAGGCGCTGACGTTCAGGCGGGCGATCGGATCAGATACAACGGTAATGTCTACACGATTGCCGGTGATCCGCTGATCTGGCCGGGTGTCGCACGGATGCAGCACGTACAGTTGAACCTGACAAGGTGGCGAGGATGAGCAAAACAGATATCACTATCAAATTTGATAATGGTGCATTTGCGGAATGCCTGTCCGGTATGGGCGGAATGTGCGAGGCAGAGGCCAGAAGGCTTGCTTCGCAGTACGAAGGCCCCGGAACAGTGACAGTCGTTGTCACCGAGCAGAAAGCACGGTTCCAGGACTCGGCCTATGGTGTGTCACGACCTGTCGCAGTTGCGAGAGTGGTTGCAGATGCGGAAGCGTCAGCAGATGAGGCTGAGAACAAATCATTGAGCAAGGCGGTGTACTAATGATTATTAACAAATCAATCGATATCGAGGATGAGATCAGGAGTGCGCTGTCTGGGTACATGACTGCATATTGCAGGCCGCTTCCGGCTGAGTACGAACTGCCGAACATCCTTGTCACACAGGTGGGCGGTACAGACTCACAGACCATCGGCACATTCAGCGTGGTGATCGATTCGAGAGCGCATACGGAAGCAGAAGCACTTGATTATCTCAATACTGCAATCGCAATCCTGAAATCAGTGGCGCGCGAACAGACATCTGAACTGCGTCACGTAACTGTTAATTCTTCCGGCTCGTGGGGTAACGATCCCGTCAGGCCGGATTTGGCGATGTGTTCTGCACGGCTCGATGTTGTAGCGCATCAGGAGACATTGGAAGTGGTGTCGCCGTACAGCCGCATCATTACACAAGATACAGCTTATATCGTATCCAAGGAGGAATAACAAATGGATGTTAAATTAGGACTTGGTCTTGCGACCGGAATGTTCTACCATGCACCGGCTGGCACTGATCTGCCGGAATATCCGTCCGAACAGCTTGATGCAGCATGGACTAAGGTTGGAGACGTATCTGACGAGGGTATCACGCTTGCAACAGACAAGAGCGTTGAGAATCTTCGGAACTGGGCGAACGTGATTAAGCGTGCAATCATGACTGACCACACAGAGACTATTCAGGCTCCGATCATGGACACCACGGAAGAGGCTCTGAAGACAGTTGTTGGCGCTGACAATGTAACTACGACAGCTGCTGCAACAGGTCACGGAAAGTTGATCAATGTCAATCTGTCTGCTGCTGATCTGCCGGAGGAAGAAGCTTTTCTGTGGCTTATGAAGGACGGAGACGCAATGATCATGATCGGATGCACAAACGGTCAGGTCACAGCTGTTGATAATGTTGCGTTCGCTCCGAATGCAGCAATCAACTGGATTCCGACTGTCACTGCACTCGGTGATGGCTTCCAGATGGTAATTGACGAAGGCGCATAATCAGGAGGTATAAGGGTGGCGGAATTTACATTAAAACCAAGAGAAGAAGAAACACTGAAGCTGACGATCGGGGAGGAGTCTTTTCAGATTCCTCTCGGAAACAGCCTGAATCCTGAGTATCTGGCATCACTGGACACGAAGGAAAAGACAATCGAATTCTTCAACCAGTACATCCCGAAGAAGATCGCCAAGACTCTGCGGTACATCGATTATGATGACATCACACAGGCATGGCTCGATGCTACACAGAAGTCTTATGGTGGCAATCCGGGGGAATCATAAGCCTTGCGAAGTACGTCACAGAGCATCGCAAGGCGGTTGAACATGACCTGTTGACTCAGACAGGTTACACATTTGATGACATCGGACGCACTCTCTCGTGGGGTGCGTTCGAGTCTTTTTTGTCTCATGTAAGACCAGATTCGGCGATTATCAGCGAAGAAAATCCGGATGTTGGTATATGGGCGAGCGCACTGAAGACGAATGCGATTCTTGCAGACATCTTCGATGTGCTTTCTCTGATAAATACCAACCTGATGGCAATCGGCAGCGGTAAGCGTGGCAAAATGCCAAAACCATATCCACGATTAACCGATCGAACACCTGATAACGAACGACACATTGGTTCCGATCCGCTTCCGGTCGATGAGCTCCAGAAGTGGTTTGACGAAAAGAGGGCACGATATCATGCCAGAAATAGCACAAGCGACAATACTCGTGACCCCGGTGTTACAAGGGGCACAGGAGAAGATAACAAATGATTTGACAAAAGCGGCGACCCCTGCCGGAGACACTGCCGGAAAAGCTGTCGGCACAAGCATGTCGGAAGCTATCGGCAACAAGATGTCCGGTGCGGGCGCAGCGCTTTCCAAGGGAGTGACAGCTCCGCTCGTTGCGATCGGCACGGCTGCTGTTGCATCGTGGAAAGAAGTTGACACAGGTCTTGATACCATTGTTCAGAAGACCGGTGCTTCAGGTGATGCGCTTGACAGCATGGGAACCATTCTGAACAACATTGCGACAAGCATCCCGACAGACTTCGAGACAGCCGGTGCTGCGATTGGCGAGGTCAACACCAGATTCGGAGTGACCGGAGCAGAACTCGAAAAGCTGTCAGGGCAGTTCATTAAGTTCGCAGATTTGAATGGTCAGGACGTTTCCAACTCTGTCGATTCCGTATCCAAGATGATGGCAGGCTTTGGTCTGGAAGCAGATAAGGCAGGCACAATTCTGGATGCGTTGAATACAGTCGGACAGCAAACGGGTGTCGATGTTGGTGCGCTTGCCGATCAGGTGGCAGCCAACGCAAAGCAGTTCCAAGAAATGGGAATGTCTGCTGAAGACGCAGCTGCGTTCCTTGGCAGCACATCCATGGCTGGCCTTGAGACTTCCACAATGATGATGGGTCTGAAGACTGCAATGAAAAATGCTGCGCAGGACGGTCAGACACTCGACGAGGCGCTTGCAGGGTTCACAGAGACCATGCAGGGCAATGGTTCCGAGTCCGACAAGCTTGCAGCAGCTTATGAGCTGTTCGGAACAAGAGCGGGTGCCGCAATCGAGAATGCGGTCTCAAACGGCACTCTGAATCTCAGCGACTTCAATTCGTCACTGGGTAATTTTGAAGGTTCTGTCTCGAATACGTTCGAGGGGACATTGGACCCGCTCGACAAATTCAAGACCACGATGAACCAGATCAAGATCACGGGTGCTGACCTTGTCAATACGGCGGGCCCGATGATCGCAGACATATTCGAGCGCATTTCTGACGCTGTCGGAAAAGTAAGCGAGAAATGGGAAAGCCTGTCTCCTGAGATGCAGGAAATGGTTCTGAAGGTTGCAGGCATCGCTGCTGTTGCCGGTCCGCTCCTTGCGATCGGCGGCAAGATCATCGGCGGTATTTCCAAAATCACAGGCGGCATCGGATCATTGGTTGGTGGTCTGGGCGGTCTTGGCGGAGCTGCTTCCACAGCAACTCAGCCGGTTGCATCGATCGGAGCATCTCTCGGAACAGCGGCAGCAGGCGCATTGAAGATGATCGGAGCGGCAGCAGCGCTCTGGATCGCAGCGCAGGCAATCAAGACACTCGCCGACACAGCGATTCAGCTTGCGAATGCTGGCGGGCTTGCAATCGGAGTTCTTGCCGGTATAGCTGTTGGAATTGGCGCACTGATGGCTGTTGCTTCGGCGGTTGGCCCGGGTCTCACAGCAGGCGCTGTTGGTCTGGTTGCGTTCGGTGCATCAGCACTGATGATCGGCGGGGCTGTTGCCCTTGCAAGCGCAGGCATCTCACTGGTCATTGATGCGGTTGGAAGACTGGTCGCCACAATTTCTGCAAATGCTCCGGGTATCACAAGTATCGTGGAAAGCATCGGATCGACCGTAGACAGCACCATCACAACAATTTCCGATGGAATCACAAAGATTATTGATGCAATCTCAGGCGGACTGACCAGCGTACTTGATGGAATCTCAGGCGTATTCGATTCGATCGGCGAGGCTGCACTGAATGCGGGCGAAGGCTTTCAGAAGCTTGCCGGCGCTGTCATGGATTTGGTCAATAACACGGGTGCGCTTGATCTGGGCGCAACGATGGCAGCGACAGCAGCCGGTGTCACAAAGATCGTCACGGCGGCAAACGAGGCGGGCAGCGCATCGACCAAGCTGAAGAGTATCTCAACATCCCTGAAGCAGATTCAGGCATCAGGCAAGAGCGCACAGACGGGCATGACTTCGTTTGCCAGTGCGGTCAAGAGTGGCATGAGTAAAGCTGCTGATGCGATCAAGGGTGCGAATCTTAACTCCAGTATGAAAACCATGATGGACAAGGTGGTTTCCAGTGCGAAGTCATCCATCAGATCGTTGCAGGGCGCATTCAGCAGTACGAGATTCAGCTTTAATCAGCACATAGCAATACCGCATTTCAGCATGAGCGGATCGTTCGACGCAAAGAGCGGACGGGTCCCGTCTGTAAATGTTGCATGGTACGCAAAGGCAGCGCAATATGGTGCGATTTTCGACACTCCGACAATCATCGGTGTCGGTGATTCCGCCGACCGAGAGGTACTGCTTGGTGAGAACAAACTAAAAGAGATGTTCGGATCGGGCGGGACAACAAACAATTTCTACATCACAGTTGACGGCGCTGAAGCTCCAGAAGATTACGCACACAGACTGATGCGTGAATTACAGTTGATAACGAGGACGGCATAATATGGCTAAAACTCCAAAAACTCCAAAAACAGTCACGAAAAAGCATACAACAACAAAGCCCGGAAATCTGACTATCACGCGCTCTAACGGAAGCTTCAGCGCATCATGGAAGATCGGAGACAGCAACTATGGAGCCGGTCAGCAGCTGCAATATAAAATTAACAGCGGAAAATGGACGGATGTTAGCATTGGAACCGGTACAAAATCAAAAACATTTCTGTCTCTGAATTTTGCGAATTACTTTCCATATACCGGCGCGAAGTTGTCATCTATCTCCGTGCGCGTCAGGGGTTATCGGAGGCCATGGAGAAAAACTACAAGCAAGAAGATAACCATCTATGAAACCAGCTGGTCGGAATGGGCGACATATACATACAAGTTTTCCGCTCCGAGCACTCCGAGTATTACAGCAACGGTCGATGAGAATCTCGAAAACACTTGTACGTTTGCCTGGAGCGGATCGGCGCCAGCGGATGCAGGCAATGTCTTGACCAGAATCCAGTGGAAGTCTGTCTTGCTTGCAAACTCCAACGAGACAAACGGAGATAGAGCATTTGCGGCAAGATCGTTGCAGTCATATTCCGGTTGGACAGGTGCGACAGGATCATGGGCTAAGACAGAGACATACACTCCGAGCGGATCAACGGGCTATACTCGATGGGTTGGAGTCAAGGCGTTCGGTGTTGCGGGCGAAAGTCCGTGGGTTTATGCAAAGTGTATTTACGCAATCCCATACGCCGCATCAATGAGAACGGCAAGCGCAAGCGTCGGTTCGTTCGGTGGATATACCGTCACCGCAACGTGGGATTCTCCGTCAAATAATGCGCATCCGATAGACAAGACACAAATTGGCTATGCCATCGTGACGCCTGAGGCGGGACTTGTGTGTCCTGATGATGCGAACTTCACGATTGCAAAAACACAGGGCGATACGGCAAATGTTGATTCAACATCATTCTCTATCGATCAGCTTGTTGGATTTGATAAGTGTCTGTATGTACGTGTTGACAACTGGTACAGGACATTCCCGTCATACGGTACGCCAAAGCTCGCATCCGGTGGAATCGGAGCGCTGACGGCGCCAACCATAACCAATATCCAGACAGAGCCGACAACCCATATGGCAACAGTTGAAGCGAATAACCTGTCAAATGTGCCAGATTCCTTCTTGGTGGTCAGGTTTTATACCGATGATGACCCGGACGGAAAAGATATTGGAATCATTCCGCACGGCGAAACAACTGTCAACGTGCAGTGCCCTGACTGGGGTTCGGGTGTTGGTGTCAAGTTTGGAATCTATGCAGCTGTTGGCTCGTATTCTCCGAGCTCGCCAAAAACAGGCGGCGCGGTTACTTATTATTCCATTAACAAGCGCACGCAGTCTGAGGTTGTTACCCGCGGCGGTGTGGTTCCGATTGCCCCCGAGAATGTTGCGGTTAATCCGACAGACATCGCCGGAACCGTCCGAGTCACATTTGACTGGACATGGGCAATGGCGACAGGCGCTGAGATTTCATGGGCAAACCATGAGGATGCATGGGAGTCGACAGACGAGCCTGACACGTATGAAATCAGCAGCATCCGTGCATCCGCATGGAATATCAGTGGGTTAGATACCGGTATGACGTGGTATGTGAGGGTCAGGTTATTCACTGGAAGCGGTGAGAACCAGACATTCGGTGCATATTCTCCGATTGTTCCGATTGACCTGTCTTCAGCTCCGTCCGTTCCTGTACTTGACTTGGCTCCGCCGGTCATCACGGAAGACGGAATTGTAACAGCTTCGTGGATATATTCCACCAACGACGGAACAGAACAGGTATTTGCGGAAATAGCCGAAGTTACGGAAGAGGACGGTCAGACAATCTATACTCCGATTGCATCTACCAAGACGGCTCAGTATGTCGATATTCCGGCACAGACCGAAACAAGGACATGGTCATACGGAGAAACACATACACTGGTTTGCCGAGTCACTTCGGCATCCGGACACACTTCAGATGATTGGAGCAATCCGGTATCCGTATACATCGCTGAGCCGCTGACGGCAGAAATCGCACAGACATCGCTGGTTGAGGAAACCATCGAGACGGACAACGTTTCGAGAGTGGTTAAATCTCTGAAGGCAATGCCGCTGTCAGTCACCGTTGAAGGCGCCGGAACCAACGGTACCACAACCGTCATGATTGTCCGTAACGGCGACTATCGTGCAAGACGTCCGGATGAATCAGAATTCAACGGCTACGATGGCGAGACCATAGCTCTGTGGACACAGACAGGCGAAGACCAGATCACATTCGATCAGGGGTCTCAGGAGATCATCGGACATCTGGATGACGAGGGCAAATATCTGCTGATCGCAACCGTTCAGGATGGTCTTGGACAGTCAGCAGAAGCAACGATCCCGTTTGAGGTGCATTGGACGCATCAGGCAAGCATTCCGAGCGCAACAGTTGAGATTTCCGAAGACGAAGAGATCGCGATCCTGACGCCGATTGCTCCGGATGACGTGGCTGTAGGAGATGTGTGCGATATCTACCGGCTGAGCGCAGATAAACCGGAATTGATATACGAGGGAGCCGCATGGGGAACGCAGTATGTTGACCCGTATCCGACTATCGGAGAACACGGCGGACACCGGTTCGTACTTCGTACGGCTAATGGTGACTACGTAACAGACACAGGATACGCATGGTTCGATACCGACGAAGAACAGGACGATCTGTTCGAGAGCGACTACAACATCATCAATTTCGGCGAGGGTACCGTTTATTTGCAATACAATGTCGACGTTTCCAACAGTTGGTCAAAGGACTTCAAGGAAACCAAATATCTTGGCGGTTCTGTTCAAGGTGATTGGAACAAGGCAGTTTCCAGAACAACAAATGTTTCTTCGGTCGTTATTGCGCCGGATGATCCGGAACAAATTGAAGCGCTCAGAAGGCTTGCGACATATTCCGGTGTTTGTCATGTGCGCACAAAAGACGGTTCGTCCTTCTCTGCTGACGTACAGGTTTCGGAGGACTACAAGGTCGCAACAGCACATAAGATTGCGTCGTTCTCGTTGAAAATCACGCGAGTGGACGCAGAGACACCTGACGCCATGACGCTGGCAGAGTGGAGACGAGGACAGGAGGCGTGATAAATGGATTGGTCAAAAGGCTATAGCGCCACCTATTACGCAAAACGGATTGATCCTGATACCTGGAGGGATTTAGAAACAATAGAACTGACGGGCGGTTCGATTAAACGCGAGCCGTCCGGTCTTCGCGAGTCTGCCGATGTTGATTGCGTCGATTATGGGATTGCTGTCGAGCAGTGGATCAGGGTTTACTTGGATACCAGACAGGCCGACGGCAGCGCAGCACATACGGCACTGTTCACAGGGCTTGCAACATCCCCGGAAACAGAAATAGACGGCATCGTAAAAACTAATCAGCTTGCTTGTTATTCTGTGTTGAAACCGGCGGATGATGTGTATCTGCTTAGAGGTTGGTACGCTCCGGCCGGGGCGAGAGGCGGAGATGTAATCAAGCAGCTGCTGGAAGTCACTCCGGCGCCCGTCATCATCGCAGACGATTCTCCGAGGCTGTCAGCTGCCATCGTGGCAGAGGACAACGAAACGCGCCTGACCATGGTTGACAAGGTGTTGGATGCAATGGACTGGCGGATCAGAATCGACGGTTCCGGGCGGATCAGTATCGAGCCGAAACCGGAAGAGGCATCTGTCGCATTCGACCCGAACGAAAACGATGTGATCGAGACGCAAATCAAGGTCAGCGCAGACTGGTATTCATGCCCGAATGTGTATATGGCAATTAACGAGGACATGACCGGTATTGCAAGGGATGATTCTCCGTTGAGTCCGCTGTCAGTTGCAAATCGTGGTCGGGAGGTCTGGTTGGTCGATGACAATGCGGAGCTTTCCGAAAACGAAAGCATTGCCCGATATGCTCAGCGCAAACTTCGGGAAGCTCAGCGAGTGCAGAAGACAGCTGAGTACGACAGACGATATTATCCCGATGTTTATCCCGGCGATCTTGTTCAGATGCATTATCCGGCACAGAGCCTGGAAGGATTGCACACGATTGAATCTCAATCAATTGATCTTGGATACGGCGCAAGAACATCTGAAAAAATCAGCACATATATCACGGCGGATTCGCTCAAGGATCGAAGCAGGGACGTGCTGTTTGTATACATTGTTGATGATCTGGATTACAGAATTGTCACAGATCAGGGTAACCCGATAGTAGGTCTTACAGAGGTATAAAAATGGCAATAGAGAATAAACGAGTGATTGATCTGGCAACTGAGTCAACATCGCTTGCCGGAGACGAATATGTGTTACTTGACTCCAATAACACAGGAACCACCAAATACCGCCTTTCCCGCCTGTCCGGTCAGATCGAAAGCGTGGACGAAGCAGTGCAGGCTGAAGCGATAGCAAGACAGAATGCAGACGAGGCACTGGAACAGGACGTAAGTGACTTAAAGGACGATTTAACATATGTTGCTGAAGGCTCCGAAAGCATAGAAAAAGAACTTTCATGGAAATGGGGATATGCTAATGCCGATGGAACTATAGTTAGTTCGTCTCGATCAAAGTTCGCACTTGTAAATCTTCGCGCAGGAGAACAGGTCACTGTTGGGACGCAGAGTACGAACATCACGATCATAGGATCGACAACGGCAGAGTCGGTATCTGTTGGCGATCAAGTGACGACGATCCGCAAGACCACATCGGAAAACGTTTTCCAAACCCATAGCTACATCGCAGAATCAGATATCAACATCGTAATCAGTATTGTTGCAAGCAACTATACATTGTCATTCAGCAAAAACACACCGACTAATGTTCGTTTAATTGCAACAGAGGATGAAATTGAAGTAAATAAAGCAAGTATAGCGGGGCATGAAAACAGTATATATGACGTTGTATCTGCTGAAAAGTATCTGGAAATTGGAAACATAAATTCCGCAAATGGCGCAAACTATGACAGCACAACAACAATTCGTAGTAAATCTACATTGAATAGCGCTATTTCTGAATTAGTGTTCAATTCTGACTTTTACGCTTTTATTTATGCATATACGGTAGGTGGCACTTTTGTAGGTGGGTATACAGGAAGTGGTTTTTCAACAACTTCTTCGCAAAGACTCAGAATGTACTCCCCTATCAATCTGGATCTTTTAAGCGAATATGATTATATTTATAGGATCGTATTCACAAAAACAAGCGGTGGCTCAGTATCGTTGGATGAGATCGAGGCTTCTTTTACAATAGACAATATCAAAGAAGCAAAAAGCGATCTGGAAAAAACATATACGGTTGGAGCGGATGGAGATTTTGAGAGCTTTACCGAAATGCTAGTCGGATTATCATCTGACAATAGCAAAAAAATCGTTTATATCATGCCGGGAGTTTATGACATATTCGAAGAAATGGGCGGCGCAGAATGGATGGCAACCGTAGACACATCGAAGAATTGGCGTGCCATGAGCAATGTCGTTCCACCTAATACGAAAATTATCGGGATCGGTGATGTTGTATTGTCGTGGAATCCGACAGATGCTGAAATCATCGATGGGGATCACGCCTTTTTATTTTCGCCTTTAAATCTTAGTGGATCATGCGAAATAGAGAACATATCCATCGAGTGCTCAAATTGCAGATATGGCATACACGATGAGACAAGCGGATTGGCTCAATTTAATGGCATCACGAGGAAACTCAAAAATGTCCAAATCATATATACACCAAGTACATATGGTGCAAAATACGCATACGGCGCAGGGCATAATAAAAACTCAAAATACGAGTTTGACAACTGCTTATTCTCTGCCGGTTATGGTACATCGTGGTCAACACACGACTGGCCCGCAACAGCAATGGAAAAATCAACTTTTGAATTTCATAATTGCTTATTTGTAAATAATGTCAACGGTACACCTGCAAGTATACGGTTCTCATCGACCGATACTGTAGGACGATTGGACGAGGTGAAGATTAACGGATGCGTATTCGGTGCTATTTCTTTCAGTACAGAAGGATCAGCAGATATCAAACAGGGATACACCGTGCAAACAATGTTGTGTAAAGCGTTTGATGTAAGTTATACATCTCATATCCTTGAGATTGATAGAATAGCACCAATTGAGTATCTTACAATCGCTTAAAAAACACAGAGGGAGAGCCGACAGAATAATTGCGATGTGGTGGTGGAAAAGGTGTAAATCCTTACCCGCATCACAACTATTCAAAAGGAATGTCTAATGCTTAAATGGATAAAAAAGAAGTTAAACAATATTCGATATTGTTGCGCCGTGACTAGGATAATGTCCGATGCAATGGAATATGACATAGAACCAGAAGTTGTTAAATTTTGGCTATCAAATTGCGAAAAATACTATTCAATCAACTAGTTTAAAGAGGAATTTAAATCAGTTACCAAACACACGGGGCGCTCGTTCGGGCGCTCCTTTTTCATGCAAAGAAGGTGACATATGAGCGCAAAAACAGAGGGCATCATTCGGAGCCTTCGGGAATCTCTCAAGCGAGAGAACGAAAAGAAAACAAGCGGGTATGATACCAGAGCAACCATCCGCCGGATCGAGGACGGAGTCGCATGGGTGCATATTCCGGGCGGAGTGGATGAGACTCCGGTCACACTCACGATCGGGGCGAACGTCGGAGACGAGGTACAGGTCAGGGTGTCAGGCGGGAGAGCGTTTCTGGTTGGAAATGCGACTGCTCCGCCGACAGATGACAAGTATGCACGAAAGGTCAATTATAACTTAGGCAAGCAGATCGAGCAGACCAATGTCGTGATGCGGACAATCAACCGTGTCGTGCAGTCCGTCAAGAAGATTGCTGACAACACGAACCAGTATTTCTGGCATACCGAAGAAGGCATCGACACAGGCGCACACATCACCGAGATTCCGCAGGAAGAGTTTCTTGCTGATCCTGAGAATGGTGGCGGGAATCTGTTGGCGAGGAGTAATGGTATTGCGGTGAGGGATGGCCTGACGGAGCTGGCACGTTTCAGCGCTGACGGAGCGCAGATTGGTCAGGATGGCGAGAGCCATGCGGTTATGGATTTCCGATCGTTTGGACTTGCCGACAAAGACGGCAACACCTATTTTTATGCGGGTGATTTAAGAGATGCAAGCGGAGTCGCAACCATCACGGAAACATATGAAGGTGATGGCAAAATGACTGATTTGAATTTTGATCTCCCTGCGACAGACACAGACTACACCATAACATACGATGCTGCCAAATATACGATAATCGGCAAGAATCTGAAATACGTTGAAATAGACCCTGCGTTGGCAATCGGCGACACAATCCAAGTGACATACAAAACGACCGACCCAAATGCTAAAAAGTTTACATTTGGAAATCGCAGCGGCACGGATGATGGTGCTTTGTCTTTTGCTCATGGTGATAATGTAGTGTCGAGCGGATTTGCTTCATTTGCAACAGGTTATGATGCAGAGGCACGTGGTTACGGATCGTTTGCTACATCAAATGCAAAAGCTTTTGGAGTTGCATCTGTTGCGCAAAATGGAAGCGAAGCTTACGGAAATTTTAGTCATGCAGAAGGGACGGGAAAAACGTACGCCGAATGTGCGCACGCAGAAGGAATCGAAACTGAAGCGCACGAAGAGGGTAGTCACGCAGAAGGGGTCGGGACAAAAGCGACCGTATTTGGACAGCACGCTTGCGGAAGATACAACACAGCAGACAGCAATAAAGCGTTAATAGTCGGAAACGGCTCGGGCAAGAACAGCCGCTCCAACGCATTCACAGTCGATTGGAAGGGCAACATCTTATCGGGCAACACCAACATCGTCCCGTGCATGATGGTTCAGACATGGAGTCAAACACTTCCGGCAGGTACACAGTCCACAATCACAGGTCTGACAGCGAGCAGTCTTCCGACAGGCGCAACGGTTCTGGGATGCACAGTGATCGGCACTCCGAACAATCACTGGGTTATGGCTTATGCCTATGCATCAGGATCAACGTTCAATATCAACTACTGGAATCATGCAACTGTTTCAGTCAGCGGCTCTTTTGTCGTACTGATATTCTACACACTATAAGGAGAACATCTTGGAAACAATAATCAGCAGCCTGATTTCGGCGGGCATCACACTAATCGTCTGTTTACTCAACAACCGTGCTCAGAATAGCAAAGCTAGGGCGCTGATTGAGTATCAGATATCCGAATTAACCAAGAAGGTCGAAAAGCATAACAACCTGATCGAGAGAACCTACAAACTGGAAGAACAGGCGGGTATTGCGACTGCCGAGTTCAAGCGTGTCAATCACAGACTGGAAAAACTTGAGGAGGATGACGGAAAATGATTACAAATAAAGAATGGTGGAAAGCAGCGGGCATCAGAGCGATTAAGACAGTAGCACAGGCAGCCATTGCCATGATCGGAACAGCAGTTGTCATGTCTGACGTAAATTGGAAGATGGTTATATCGGCATCCATCCTTGCGGGCATCCTGTCAATGCTGACATCAGTTGCGGGGCTCCCTGAGTTGGAGGGGCGCGGATGAGTTATCAGGAAGATTTCATTGAAAAAATAGCACCGATTGTGCAGAAGATGACTGCGTTCTATGGTTATGGCGTCAACTCTGCAATCATCGGTCAGGCGTGCCTGGAATCGGCATATGGGCTGTCAGGGAAGGCAAGACATCATAATTATTTCGGCTTGAAGTATCGCCCGGATCGCGTCAAATGCTTCAGCGGAACATTCACGGACGGCAGCTCCGAACAGCTTTCAAATGGTCAGTATATTCCAATAACAGACAGGTGGTATGCATTTTCGTCCATGGAATCAGGCGTCGATGGATATCTTCAGTTCATCAGTATTCCAAACTACGAAGCTGCCAGAATGCAGCGTGATCCGAGGCGCTATCTTCTGGCACTGAAAGAAGCCGGTTATGCAACCAGCCAGACGTATGTTGATAATGTCATGGCCGTTGTGAACAGATACAACCTAACGAAGTACGACGGCAAAGCGGTTGACGTACAGAAGGGAGCGATCAAAGTGATTCAGAAGCCGACAATCACGAAGATGATTTCCAAGTACAATCACGAGAGCCGGAGCGGACAGGCAATCGTCTATATTGTATTGCACTACACCGGCAATCAGACCGACACGGCCAAGAACAATGCGAATTATTTTGCCGGGGATAACAGGGGTGCATCCGCTCATTACTTCGTTGACTCCAGCAGTATTTACCAGTCTGTCGAGGACACGGAAGCGGCATGGCACGTCGGGAAAAACTACGGCTCCAATAATTTGTTTGGAAAGTGTACCAACAAGAACAGCATCGGCATTGAGATGTGTTCCAGCAAGGGAATCATCACTTCCAACACGGTTGCAAATGCAGTCGCTCTGACTCGCTATCTGATGGCGCTTTACGGAATCAAAGCTGACCATGTTGTTCGGCATTACGATGTATGTTCAAAGCGCTGCCCCGGATGGACTGGTTGGATTCCGCCTGACGAATCACTTTGGAAGGCATTCAAGGCGCAGTTGGATACATCGGAAGCAGCTGCTCCGACAGCTTCCAAGCCTAAGACAGAAACCGGTTCCAAAACTCAGAAGGTTAAGACACCATTCCTGATTAAGGTCAAAATCCGTGATCTGTGCATCCGCAAGGGCGCCGGAACGAAGTACGACAAGGTCAGGAAGGCGAACGGCAAGGAGCTGTATACCGGCAAGGGTAAGTTCACCATCGTGGAAACCAACAAGGCGATGACATGGGGACGGTTGAAAAGCGGTGCCGGTTGGGTGTATATTGGTTATCAGAAATGGACGAAGTGGCCTGTGTAGAGTAATATATAATAGAAGAAACGAAAAATTTTGTCATATCTTGTCACGGATTTTCAAGATTTCCTTATTTTATGCGGAATATAGGCAGATTTTCACGGGTTCGAGCCCCGTCGCTTCCATCGACAAGAAAAGTCAATATTTACAAGGGATTGCCCCGAAAGGCTTGTATTTACAGGCTTTCCGGGGCTTTTCTTTTTGCTTATTTTGAAAGCATAATTTTCAAACGAAAGCTATTTTTTTGAAAAATCTTGTCATATATTGTCATGAAATTGGGCGGCATATTTCTTCTGCATCTCCGTGACCTGATCCTGTTTCTCATGACGGTAGATACGTTTCATAACTGCGTCCGTCTTCCATCCGCCGGAAGCCATGACAACTGCGTCCGGCATCCCGATTGCATGGGCTGTCGTCGCATAGTAGTGTCGGAATCCGTGGAAGGGGAATGACGGAATATTCAGCGATTTAAGCGTCCTTTGGAGTGCTTTGTATAATTTCCCCGGATGACCGTCATAAATGCGATTCTGCGAGCGAATCAGGGCGCTGAGAGCCGAATCAATGATGATCTGCCGGGTGGAGTTCGTGGTCTTCGTGGTTTTGATGTGCCATGTCTTCTGGTCGTCTTCCACAAGCGCCTTGTCTATGGTCAGAACATCACCGTCAAGGTCTTCGGGAGTCAGGGCGCATATTTCGGAACGGCGGAGACCGTAGCAGGCAAGTCGGAAGGGTATTTCGTATTCGGCTCCGGCAACAGCTTCCAAGATGCGCTTTATATCGCTGTCGGACGGAAGATACGGCTGCTTGACGGTCTTTTGCGGAAGTTGCGTATTAAGTGTAAGGTTCGGATTGAAAGTGGCTAGAATCGCCGAAATAAAGGCGTGATGGTTGCGGACAGTCTTCGGGGGATGGTCGGCGGACAGGTCGTTGATGTACTTCTGCACGTCCCATGCGGTCAGGTCTTCGAGTTGTCGGTTTTTGACGACACCTGGAAGGTTCTTGCGGATCGACTCATAGCCCCGGATGGTGGACGGGCTGATCGTGTTGCGCTTGCCGTTGATGTACTC